GTAAATAACATCTACATCCTTGACTAAATGCTGGAACCAAATCTTTAGCGTAAAGTCATTCTCAATTTCAAATCCTTCATCGAAAAATAATTTCCCACCACGCACATCTAACATTGAACCATTAATATATCTAGGCTTTATACTTGTTTTGCCAATGACCTGCATGATTTTCCAATCTAATTTTACGCTTGCAGTTTCAGTAACGGGATTTGCTGAAAGTTGGAAATACATAGATGGATTTTCATAGGTAACAGTGAAGGGAATTAGTCCACTACTTACAGTTAGTCCTTGTTTAGCAGTTACTTTAAATTCAATATAATAATTTGTACCATTCTTTAGTAATTCAAAACGTTGCTCCAATAATCCATCCGTTTTGATTCCTGATGTTTTAAATAATTTCTGATTGGAATCATACAGATTAACTACGTAATAAGAGAGGGGAATGCCTTCTGCTTGTGTATATGTAGCCGTAAATAAATAAGAATGATTCGCAACTGTTTCAATTGGTGTGACCGAAATAACAGGTTTTGACATTGCTGAAAAGGTAACAAAGTTAGAAGTAGCAGATTGTTCGTTACTATTCCATACTGTGATGTTAATTTTATATTTACTACCAATAGAAAGAGCATTAGCAGGAAGGGTATAACTCAGTGCTAGACTATATGTACGTGGCAAAGACCATACTAAGCTATCATCATCTAGGTTGTAAATGTTGATGCTAAAGCTAGTTGAAACGTCACCACTTGTACTCCAACGAAGTAAATAATCTGCATTTCTATCAATAATTTGATCCTTCAGGTTAATTCCATAAGGTTTTTGTATCATTTTTTCACCTCGATTTCTTTGCAAAATAAAAGACCTTACTCAAAATTGAATAAAGTCTTTTATCTAATATTTAGTTATTTTTTTCTAGTGATACTTTGTAATCCTTGAAGAAGTTCTAAAGGATTGTTTGCTTGAATGATAGGGTTTTGTAGAATAATAGTCGTACCTGTATTAACAGTTTGAGTTGGTGCATTCGAAAGTAACTGTCCTGCTAAATTACTGATATTGGTTAGGAAATTAGGAATATTATTAGTAGGAACCATGATTTCACCTTTTAGTGCTTTCACAATCTGCTCATTCGGTTTTACGTTGAATAAACTATTAACAAGTGAAGAGAGTCTACTACCGCCTGAACTTTGACCAACAATACCACCGTCATGATGTTTAGGAACTTTGACTGTACCATTCTTAAACGTAGTATCTAAATCCTTTGTAAACTGTGTCATTATTTTCTTTAGTTCAGCAGTATCCTTGTATGACTTATCAAGATACGTTTGTTGAAGTTTCTCTAAATTAGCAATAGCAGCATCACGATTGGCTTCTGCATCAGCAATCTGTTTTTCAATAGAAGCACGTTCATCTTCTTTTTTCCAATCGTTTTGCATATCCGTTTTCTGCTGTTCTAATTCAGCAACCTTACCCTTATCATATGTGAGTTGAACATTACCATTTTTATCAATGTATTCGAAACGTTTATCAGATTTAACTTTGTTGATTTCAGCGTTGATTTTGTTTAACTCATTTATACGATCTTGTTTCTTTTCCTCTTCATCCATTAAATCGAGTTTCTTTTGAAGAGCAGCAATCTGATCATTGTATAGTTTTTCTGTTTCAGCTATTTTTGTATTGATTTGTGATTCTCGGATAGCATCGTCAGTATCAGCAATAGCGTTTAAATATTCCAATTGAGAAGTAGTCAACTCTTGAATCTGAGCATTTACTTCTGCTTTTTGGGCTGCCGATAATTTCTCAGTATTCAATAACTTTTTAAGATCAGCAATTTCATTGGCAGTTATACTACGTTTCTTTTCAAGAATAGCAATTTGCTTGTTAGATTCAGCAATCCATTCTTTTGAACCTTCTTTGTAGCGTTTCTGTATTTCCTGTGATTGACGGAGTAGTTGGTCTTGAGTTTTTAATTGATCATCGTATTTTTTGATAGTGGCATCAATTTTAGCTTGACGAACTTCTTCAGCAGTAGGTTTATCATCTTTACTACCTTTGCTGTCTTTAGGATTCTTACCACTAATTGCAGGAATTTTTGCTAACCCAACTGTAATTCCGTTTAATTCACCAGTTAAACTATCTAACTCTTTTTTTCGTTGATCAATTCCTGCTTTAATGCCGATAGCATTAAGACCGACATCAGCAGGTAATAAACCAGCGTTTACTTTTGCCATAATTGCATCTGTACTTGCTTCTGCTAATTCACCATATGCAGATAGTAATATTTGAAGACCTTTTATTTCTTGTTTTATAGCGTCGATTCTTGATTTTGTTGCTATAGCAGTACCAGTAGTTGCAGCTTGTTGTGCTGTTAATTGACCATTTGCAGAAGCTTCAACTGCTTTGATGAGGATGTTATTTGATTCTGCTTCCTTCCGCATTGCATCAATGTTTAATTCGTGACCATTAATCAGGTGAGGATAGGTGCTAGATAAAAATTGAGTAGCAGTTGCTAATGCGTATTTTGACGATTCACTTAAGTTTTCCTGACCAGATAGCATACTGTAAACTTGAATCATTTCATAGGTTTTATCAATGTCTTCTTGTTTCATCCCTACAGCCATTTCAGTAGCAGACATATTTTTATACTTACTGTCTGTATTCGAATCAGCAACATTCGCTTCATTCTTTAAAGCATTGGCACTTGCAATGGAACTACTGATAATTTCTTTGGTGGACTTAGATAGAACATCTGTTGCAGTTGACATTCCCTCTATTGAATCACCTGTATCAACAGCAGAATCTCCCATCCCATCAAGACCATCAGATGCTTCGTATGTCCCATCCCCAACTTTAGATAAAGAATCAGATTGCCTTAGATTTGCAGCAGTGTTATCTTTGGTACTACCTGTTAGTGAATCTAATGCTTTTTGCCTTTCTTCAATTCCAGTCTTTTTACCTTCAAGTTCGTTAACTTTGTCAAGTTGATTGCCGTACTCCTGAATGGCTCCAGTTTGAGTCTCCATTATATTTTTATAAATATTGAACTCATTTTGGGCATTATTGAGGTTATCAGTTAACTTACTTGCTAATTCTGTATCACCTTTGTTTTGTGCATCAATAATATCGTCTGCTAATTCTTTTTTTCGTTTAGCTAATTCTTTTTCAGCATCGTCAATAGCTAAAACATTATACTTTTCCTGATAAGATTGCATTATCTCAAAAGAAGATTTAGTCGCTGATTCAAGTTCTTTTAATTTTTTCTTAGACTTTTCTAGATCAACATTTACAGTGCCTACCTCTATAGAATTGGCGATTTTCGCTTGATTAATTTGCTCATCCGTCATTTTCTTTAATGATTCAATATACTTGTCTGTTTTGCTTTTATTTAATGTTAGTTCATCACCGTATTTGCCAGTTGAATCTATTAACTGTGGAGCAAGTTTTTGAATCTCACTTAAAACACCTTGTAATTTCTGTTGATTTTCTGCACTATCTTTAGACACAGGTTCTAACTCATTGTATATGCCAACTAACCTTTGAATCTCGGTGGAGGTTTCACTAGTCCTCTTTGCATTTTCAGTCAATGCTTCTGAATGTAGGGTTCCAGCATTTGTAGACTTCATAAAGACAGAGGCTAATGTTTCAACTGCAACTAAAGCAATCCCAAACACACCAAATGAGGCTTTAACTCCAGTCATAGCAATTCTTAAGGCTGTAAATGCTTTTACTACACCATAAACACCTGCTGCAATTAGAGGGAGTTTTATATTCCATCCATTCGTGGTTTCAGTTAGAGTAGTAAACCCTTGAACAAGTGATGTCGTTGACTCAATTAAACCAACTAAAGCACCTCTTGCACCATTCTGACCAATCGCCATAGCAAGTTCTTGAAAAGCAGCCTTCATATTGTTAGTTTTGAAAGCAAGTCCTTCTTGGAAAGTGGACAATTCTTTTTGGGCTGATCCATACGAATCAGCAGAGAATTGAGCATTTTTATATACATCTGCTTGATGTTCAAGTAAACTGGACACTTTGTTTATATGGTAAACTCCACCTAATGCTTGGGCTATTGCATTTTTTTGCTCTGAACCATACGTGCTCCATTTTGAACCTAAATCTTGTAATATATCTGTGCCAGAACGAAGCTCACCATTTAAGTCTTTAACTTGTACTCCTGCTTCTGATATTACATTTTGAGTATTTCCTCGAAGCATTCTAGTGAAAAGTGTCTTATAAAAGTTTCCAGCTTCATTTCCACCTATTTTCAATGTCTCAATAGTACTTGAAATCATTCCCGTTAAGTCATTAAAACTAACTCCAGCATTTGCTGCTGCTGACGATGATTTGGAAAGTCCTTGTGCAAGTCCAAGAGTGTTTGCACCTGTTTTATTTGACACTTCATTTAGTGAATTGACAACATCGGCTGTTTCAGCAACGGTAAATTTATACTGTCTCATGATTGCAACTAAATAGTTCGCTGCTTCAGCGTCATCTTTAAACTCTCCAACAGTAGAAAGTAGCATAGAATTATTGTTCAATACTTCAGCATCTTTTTGTTCAAAACCTAACTTAGAAATTTCCCCTAATGATTGTAATGCTCCATCGATGGTTCTACCATATTCGTAAGCAGCTTTAGTCGCATTTTCAAATACAGTTGTCATGTCAGCAGTATCTAATACTTTTTGAATGGAGATTAATCTTTCATCAAGAAGATAAAGTGTGCTAACTAATTGCTTTAGACCAGCAATCGGGGCATAGAATGCCGTTGTTGCTAACATCCAAATCGGGAATTTGGTAAACGCTTGACCTAACATATCACCGAAAGTTTTAGTATGAACAGACGCTTCCTTTGCACCACTTTGATAACCTTTTAATTGAGCCTGTAGCTTATTTAATTCTCTGGTAGCATTTGTGGCATTAGGTTTAATTGCTTGCAAACTAGTTATTAAACTTTGAACACCTGCTGTATCTAGTTTCTTTGAACCTGAACCTAATAAACTTTGTGCTTGAGAGACCATATTTTGTTGAAGATTTTTATTCTTACCTGTTTCATTAACACGAACGAGTGCCTTTTGAATCTTTTCAATTTCCGCAACATTCTTAGCACTATTGATCATACTGTTAAATCGTTTGAAACGTTGTTCAGTTATTACACCTTGGTCGTAGGATTTCTTTAGTGCTTGTGTTAACTTTTCTTGTTCAACTACAAGATTGTTACCCATCTTCATATTAGACATACGACTTTTTAGATTGTCTAACTGTTTTATAGACGAAGCCATATTAATACCTTGACCAATTTTTCTTAATTCTTCAGTTGTTCGAGTTCCAGTACGTGCTAAATCAATAAGGCTTTTTCTTAATTTTTGTTGCTCTTTCTGAAACTTTTGAATGTTTTCGATGTCCTTGTAACTAGTTACTTCACCTTTTGCATTAGTGTTTATAACTCTACCGTTACCTTTTTCGTCTTGATAAGTGGAAGTGGTGTTTTTCAATTTGCCAGTACTGTTATATTTATTCACTTCACTTATTAATTTTGAATAACGTTCAGTTAATTCTTCTACACTTTTGGCTTCTTTTTTGGTTGTATTTTCTACAAGTTTACCTGCCTCTGTAGTTACTTTACCGAAATCTTTTAATTTGTTCGTTAATTCCGTTAACTTTTTCAATACAGAGTCGTCAAGTTTAATTTGAAGGTTTATCTTACCGAATTTTCCTTCAATCTCTTTAATCCTTTTATTAATTTCATCCTTACTTAACTCTTTATCCAGAGTTGCAATCATACTGATTTTAAGATTATTCGCCATTTAACCACTCCTTTCCAAAATAAAAAGGAGTATCAAATGACTGACACTCCCAAGATTATTTATTAAATTGTTTATCTAATACAGAAATTGAATCCTCAATTCTTTCTTTATACATTTTTACACTATCTTCTTTTTTCAGACCAATAGCAGCATAATACATAGTGAAGGAGTTAATCAACTTCTCCATATTTAACACTAATTCCTCATCATTAGGATAATCTTTGTAATTTTTAATATATGTTTCTTGAAACTCATCTCTTGTTGATTGAGCATATTCATCCAAACCTTCATTATTTACATAACTATCTTTTATAAGACTGTATAAATTTTTAGCATCATCATGTAATGTTTCATTTGAGACAGTTTGACTTTGGCAACCGAATAATAAGAATAGCAGTAAGAAGGGGAGAACAAATTTTTTCATGGTAACACCTCTTTTTATTCCCATTATATTCTATACATGGACAAATAAAAAGAGGGGAGATGTCAATGTTTAATTTGGTTAACCTCAAATGAAACGTTCATGAGTGAACGTTCCAGTTCAAATTAACCAAATATACCATTCTTTTCATCTTCAAAATCACGTAGATCATAAATCTGTGTAGTAGAAACATTTTCATGGTGGGCTATGAATTTTGAAACTAAATTAATATCAACTCCACGTTCCAAATGATAAGTGATACATGAATTTTTAAAAATATGTACATTAATCCTTCTACCTAAAATATTGCTTAAAACTTCAGCACAAAAGTTATCTGCCCATGAAGAAGACATTTGACGTATCACACCGTTATATTTAGTTGTAAATATGTATTCATTTTCGTATCCTCTGAAATCTAACCATTTTTGTAAATAGGGGAGGACTTCAAGTGGAATCATATACTCCAATGGTTTACCATCAGTCGATTTTCCTTTTCCACGGACAATGTGTGAAAGTACATAATTCTGACCTTCTGGAATCTTATAATTAAGAATTTCTTGTTTAAATTGGATTAATTCAGAACGTCTTGATCCAACTAAGAATGCTGTAGCTAACCATGCCATTCCTAGATAATTTTCATCAGTTTCTAGAACTTTCATCATTTCTTGATACTCTTCGAATGTTACCTTTACTTTGTCATACACACGATTCTTAGGAATAGCAGGGAGTCCTCGTGTAAAGTTTCTGAAATTCTTATAATTATCATCGTCATCTGCTACAACATTCTCAATATAGTTACATAGACTTGATACACATGCTTTCTTTAAATTGATTGCACTAGATGACATTTTCCTATCATCACGTAAGTAACTTAAATATCTAAGGAAATCACGTTTAGTTATTTTATATAAAGGTTTGTCATTCATTGATTGATGAACAAAATAACCAAACTGCTTCAATCCTGAGATGTATTGTAACTTAGTTTGTGGACTATGATTCTGTACAGAAACAAATTCTTCTACAAGTGACCGATATTCATAATTAACTAATTTCCATTTATCATCTGTGATTTCTGGCAGTTTAATAGCACGTTCTCTAAGCATATTTTTATCAATACTCATTTATCCACCTCTATTCTGTTTCGATTCCTCGTGATTTCAATCCCAATTTCATAGTCTCAATGTGTGCATCAGATTGTAAAATTGTTTCTCCTGTACGCTCTGTAAATGGTCTTGCCTGTAAGTATTCATCAGCAGTATCAATACGATTATCTTTATACTCGTATTCCTTACCATCGTAACCGTCACCGTATTCCACTAAGTCAGCAATCTTAAACTTATCATCTTTCCCTTTAGTGACGTTCTCTACAGATAATTCCACACCATTAGGTACATTCTTAACTTTGTGTTTCATATTCTTTTTATCTGCTAATCCACCTGTAGTTTTACGTCTTTCGTAAACGAAGGGTTCACCATTATCAGGTTGATACTGTTGATATACATTTTTCTCAACTGATTTGGATTCTTCATTCTTAACCATAGTTGCCATTTCGTTTTCCATAACACTACGCATTTGTTTATTGAGATATTTGTTTAATTCTGTTAAACTTTTAAACTCCATATATTATCAACTCGCTTACTGAACTTTTTTACCTAACTGTTCAATCACGTTACGATTTTTCAATTCCATATTCTGTACAGTTTCCTGCATTTGTTGAGTTAATTTTTCTAAGAATGCAAATTTGCTGCTAATTTCTACTGCTTTATCAAATACCTTTGAAATTTCTTTTGTCATAAAAACATCTTCAACGATCTCTTTAAAGTAACCAGTATCCACTAACCATTCCATTTGTTGGATTTGTTCTTCAAGCACATCTGAAATATCCTTGGAAAGGTGAGTGAAGAATTTAATACATAGGAAGTTTACATAATCAAACATAAACTTTTCACTAATTTCAATACCTTTTTCTTCTGCATATTTGTATTGTGAAGCCATGTGCTCGAGTAATTTTTCGATTTCTCCATGTGGGAAAATAGGGGAGAAGGTTAAATTTAATCCATCTTTTAATTCGTAATCTTCTTTTTCGTGTGCTTTCTTGTATTGTTTCTTGACAGCACCCATTGTTAATTTCTTACTAGCCATTGTATATCCTCCTTATAATCCTTTAATTTAAATCCTATATATAGTTAATTGTTTATTTATCAATACTACATATAGAAAATCTTACCTAATGAAAGTATTATTTTAACCAAGAAAAAAGAGAGAGCAATTAAGCCCTCTCAATGTGATACAGTTATGTCGTCTTTTCTTCCAAGTGTGTATTAGCTATATCCGATTGTTACGTCAGTAAGACTGTGTTTAATTAGTCTTTTCAACCTTAAAATAGTTTCTAAGGAAGGAGAATCGCTACCAAACAAGGCAGTTAAATCTACAAGAAAAACCCTGCCAAAGTATCGTTCTTGAATAGTTGACGCATTTCCTGCGTAAATAACAAGTAATGACGCAACGTCGCTGTTGACAGTAAATGTATCAAACGTCCAATTCCACTTATTTGTAGCACCGATCATGGCATAATTTTCTTTCGTGATAATGGAAACTCCTGTCGTAGCATCTCCTACATCATAAAAAATATCACCGTTCGTTCCTGTTGTTTTTGAATAAACACCTAATAAATATTTGTGTCCTGTCACAAGATTAACAATATTGTTAGACAAATCTCTCGGTTTCGACCATAATCTCCCTGTAACTGCGGCTGCTGTTAGGTGAGCGATTTTCCCGTTACTCTTTACTTCCCAATCCGTAGAAGTTTCATAAGCAACTGTTCCATTAGACACTCCCCAATAGGTCATGGAAGCATCTGAAAAATCTGTTTGTCGTAACCAATTGGTCATAGTGATTTTTGGTGTGAAAAGTTCTTCCAATTCTTTTGTATTGTCTCCCATTGTCCAATATTTCGATAAAAATGGGTCAATTAACGGATCAATAACGGTAGGTGCAGAAGTTACCGTTCTTGCTACATTAATAAACGAAATAGAATTTAATAAAGGTCTTATTTTTAAACCTGTTTCTCCTGATACTTGCAAAGTGTCGGGATTGTATTTACGATTTGTTGTAATAAACTTTCGTATCTTTTCAAAGTAAGGAGTAATAAAAACATTTGACTGAGATAACGATTGTTTGTCAAACGTCGATATTGCAATATCGCAATCTTCGAATGATGGATTAATAAATGTATTCCCCATACAATCTCTCATTTCAATAGCAACATTACACCAATTAAAACGCAATTGCCTAAATACGTTCAAATCATTTAAATTATACAATACGTCTGTTGTGGTTAAGCGTAAGCCAGTAATACAACCCCAAATTTCCGCTTTAATCTCACAACGGAAAGAATTGGATAACTCTAAGGCGGTATAAAATTTTTCAAACCTGACATTATCTAAGATGACTTTAGAACCCCATGTGTCTGATTTTACTTTTAAACCTGTTGCTAACCCCATACTACTAGATGAACCTTTTATCTCAATATTTTTGATAATCGGGGCTTGTGCCGATGGGTCATTACTAACAGTTAAAAAGGTAGTAGTATTTTTGTCTGTGTACTCGAATGTTGCTCCTTTATGACCATTTGCATAAATGATTATCCCGTTTGGAATAGTGTGTGAACTGTTAAATAGGTAATTCCCCTTGCAAAGAATCGCCTTTCGATTATTAGTAGTCGCATAAGTGAACGCACGCTCTAAAGCATTATCGGCAGTTGTCTCCCCTGCAAGAATGTAACTATCAAGAAATGTCGCATTTTCTGCCAAAGATGTCGTATTGTCATCGACCTTTTGGACGAAATTCTGATCAATCATATGTTCTGGTATTCTGTCTAATGCCATTAAATTTCCTCCTTTCAGGAAAAATAATTAAGTTTGTAAAATTTACCATAAAAATAAAAATATTTGCAGCAATTCGAATTTTTAGCTACTGCAAACTTCTATTAAAATTTTGCTTTTATTAGATAAAAAAATAGCAACAGATATAATTGAGTTCATGACTCCCAATTCATCCGTTGCTATATGTTTGATTAATTTTTATTACACTCTGTCTACTTCAATAATACGACCAATTTCTGTGCTGTTTGGGGCAGCTAATGCATCAAATGTAATCTCTGGTGCGATTGCAGTTCCACTTTCAAAAGATAATTCGAAATCACCTTGAGGTACAGCGTGGTCAAGTTGAATATAAATATCTTTAACAACTTTGTTTGTTTCAGGGTTGTAACCAATTGTGTGATATTCAATTACAAATGCTTCTGCAAATTTCTCAGCATCAAATGCAACAATATTACCAGTTACGCTTTCTTGATAAATAACACTTACTTTTTCTCCAGCAAGAGCGTGTCCTGTAGGAATTGTAACTTTCTTAGTTGCTACTGTAGCAGATACAACTTCACCTTTACCGTTAACTACATGAACAGTCGTTCCTATTGGAGTACCAACGATTGTAACTTCCAATACAGAAGCATTATTTACAACAACCAAATCGTTCTCACGTTTGTAAATAGTTGCAGTACCGTCTTCTTCAATCGCAACACCTTGAGTCATACTTAAAAACTCTTGGTCATAAAATGCGTTTCTGAAGTTAGTGGTCATTTCTTTTTGACCTTTCATTACAGCTAGAGGTTTGTTACCGATTCCACCAAGTACCTTTTCGTTGATTCCGAGTGATTGGCTGATTGCTGCTAATTGCGTTTCAGCCGTAGCAAATACGTGTCCATCTGATTTACGTTTGATCACTACATCTGCTGTATCGCTAATAAGTAATTTCATTTATTTTCCTCCTTAAAAATTATAAGAATGAGCAGATAATTCTACTCTTTGAACATACTACTTGTGTTTTTATTGAATTCTTCGCTTGTAACAAAATGCTTCTCTTCTTCAAATAAATCAATATGCTTACTCCAACTATCTATCTTAATTTTTTCAGTAGAAACAGTAGAAAATAATGTGGTAGTATCATAGTTTTTGAATTGTGCAATCCTATAATAAGTCATGTACAGTTGGTAGATTGTGAATTCATTAATGTCTTGATAAGACAATCCATTAAATCCAACAACACTTGTCACTATGTCAGCAAACTCTGTTTTTTCACCATCAAGACTTTTTACACGTTTACTCCGTTCGATTGCTTTTTGAATTTCTGGATTCGGATTAATTCTTTCTTCTTTCATACAATTCATTGTTATTACTAGTTTTCTATAATAGTCAAAACTTTTTTCGTCAATATGAGATAATGCATACTCACTATTGAACACTTTGTTAAACAACTTGTAATAGGAATTTTGCAATTCAGGAATACCATGAACAATTTCATACAAAGGTAATCTTCGTAATTCATCAATTAATTCGTTTAACGCACCATTTTTATTGATTTCGCAATATTTATGAATTATCTGATCTTTAGACATGGATGCCACTTGCAAGTCCATAAAATAGTCAGGATATTCTTTTACTTTTAGAAACTGACATTCTCCAATTTCTGTTTGAATAGGCAATCCTAAAATGTAAAATTCTTTAATATCCATCATGATTTTGTACTTCCCACTTGAAAAACATGACGATAACCACTGTAATTTTTAGGGGTATTGATATTTGTCCCATCCAAATATTCCATTTTTCCAATGCCAGTAATTCGCTTACCAACTAATAAGTCGTTCAAACATTTACCTATAGAATCAAAGCGTAAATCAGCATCAAATAACTCATGCCACAGAACATCAATGATGATTTCTTGATTGAAATAGTAAGGGTTGCTTGTAGCATTCCTACCACCCAAATACAAGTAAATCCTACACTTCGGTTCATCAGCCAAATCGTCACTCTTGGAATTCAACAGTATCCTATCATCAATAACTCTCCAATTTAGTTGCTCATAATCAGATATATTGGGGATTTCAGGGGATAATGGATCAGGTGTGTTTGAAAGCAAATCTTGAGGTGGATACCATAATAACCTTTTCAGGGTTTCACTAGAAATCAACACATCAAAAGTATCCTTGATATAATTCTTACTCACCTAATCACACCCTTTCCGCAATAAGTTTGATAATGCCTTTTTCATTGATTACTTTTGTGTAGTCAATGTCTTTGATTTTGTACTTGTTATTGTACATAGTGAACTCATAGTTATAATTAACAGTATCGGACAGTTGATATTTCAATGTGATGAATACGGTGTTTTTAGGAATCACCAATTGGCTGTCTGTATCAGTAGAGAAATTACCTGATTCAACAATACAAGGCTCTAACTTATCAACGGAATAAACATCTTCATAAACAGGCTTACCGAGTTGGTTATGTCCTTTGAGTTGACTTGTTTTATTTAGCTTAATAGGGTAGGTGTTGTTACATTTTTTCAATGTAGCAGAAGGATAGATTTCATTAATTCCCTCACCCTGAAAATCCATAATCAAATAGGAGTTACTATTTAATTCCACAACAGAACCAATATCAACCTTTGTATTAGGTATAAATAATAACGACTTTTCATCACTATTTTTCCCTTGTGAATACAAAGTTTCATATTGTATACCATTAATGGATAGTAACCTATAATTTGGATTACCAATAAACATCTTAATAAACGATTGCTTTGTATGATCCACCAATCTCTCAGCAGAAGTTTTATTTACACGTTCACGATATTGATTCAAATAATCAGAAGGCATTTTTTATACCTCCTTGCTAATCATTTTATTTGGAATAGTTTTCGCTACAGAAATACACTCAAATATCATTCTTCTGTACTCTTCATGAGAATCCAATAAAAGTAAAGATTCCAACTTATGTACCAAAGATAGGAAGTGAGCGTTCTTTAAGTAAATTTCTTCTGCACCTAATAGTTCAAGATTAAGATTGTACAAATATTGTTGCCAATCTAACTTTTCTTCCTTCAAAGGTAAAAGTTTATAAATTCTTGAAACTAAGTAGGGATTACAATAACTTTGAAGTGATTCATTAGATAATTGACTATCATACTTAACATTAATCATAATAAGTCACCAGAAAGTCCACCGTACAATGATTGTCTATTATTTGTGTAAGAATATTTCGTAACCAATGAATTGATTTCTTTTTCCGTTTCCATTTTTAAGTCAATTAAGACTTTTAAATGATTCGCTTGACTAGTAAGACGGAAATCCTTATCTCCTAACATTTGTTTCAGCAAACTCACACTATTCAATTGTCGTTTAATCCATTCCAATTTCATTAAATTAGCCAATATTTCTATTTCATGAATAGACAAATCAACATTAAATTGTTGCATGTTATCATCTTTATCAAAAATATCAACTTTGGGGAAATCAAATTGAACAATCGCACCATTTAATAATTTGGTTAAGTCTGCTTCAATATCAACAGAAAGGGAAGTGTAAAGATCATCTTCAATCTTACTTAAGAAGGAGTCAAAAACTTTTTCAAAAGGGGTAGACATAATTTTCACTCCCCATTATTTCTTAGTCGATTTCTTTTTATCTGTTGCTTTTTCTTGTTTCTCTTCTTCTTTCTTTTCTTGGACAGCAAATAAAACATCAACACCGCTATGTTCTTGGATAACTTCGAGTTTATCTAAGTCACTAAGTTTGGTATCAATAGCTGCTTGTGCAATCTTTTCACGAATTGAATCAGAAGTGTTTTCAAGAGTGGTTTCGATTGTATCAACTGACTTTTTAAGTAAGGCTTTAATTTCTTTATCATCTAACATGTATTCTTTATTTACAGGTAAACCTAATTCTTCACGAACATCCATATCCTTAATTAATAAGAAATTTTCAAGTAATTCATAACCACCTGAAGCACTTACTAATTCACGCAATTCTTCAAGGGATACTTTTTTCTTGGAATCTGGTTTATCCCATTTTCTATGAATACGTGATAGTTCAGAAAAATAAGAAACACTGCCAGTACTATTATTGATTACCTCAACCATCATATTATCTTTTAATTCAGCCATTATTTAATTTCCTCCTTTTAATCGTAAAACTTAATCAGCGTATTTCCAGATGAATTTAGCATAAGTTTTTCGTCCACCTGAAGCACAACCTGAGATTCCTTTGTAATTAAGAGATAATGCATCTGCTGCTTCACTGCCACTGTTCCAATATTTAATCAAATTTCCTTGAATGTCATATTGAATTACTTTTTTAGAACCAGTATATCTGTTGCGTTTCTTTGGTTTTCTAGAAAGATTTTTAATATTAAACTCTTCACTTTCGTAATCAGTTAAATACACCCACATAAATCCATTACAAGAAATCCTAGTGCCTTTGCAACATTGAGAAATATGCTTTCCTTTATTCCCTAATGATTCTTGAGCCTCTTTGATATTCTTATGGATTGCAATGAACTCACCATTCAAAGAAAGTTGCACCACTGCTTTTTGCCTTTTTTCTAGACCTGATTTAATTGCTTCTTTCGGCATTTTGAAACCAGTTGTACTATTAGCAGTTGGGGATAAATTGTAACCATCTTCACAAGCATTTAATTCATCAATCCAAGATTGCTCTCTTTCTAGTAAATTATCAATATTAACTTTTTCAAGAACAATGAAGATAAAATATTTTGAGTCTTTATTATAAGCCCTTTGTAGATAGACATTAGGGTGCTTATTTAAATCCAATGATCTTTTATGCTCATGTTGAGTCCTTTTATATAGATTCTTAGAAGAACCAATATAGAATTTATTATTTTTTAAATTAACTATTGCATATATACCAGAATAAGTATCTTGTTTTGATATAATACTTGTGTTTATCATGGTTTCACCTCCCCAAAACTACAAAGAGAGAGTATCGTTAATAGATACTCTCAAATGTTAAATTATTTAATTTTAAATTAAAGTGCGGTATTTTGAAAAATACCAAAATGATTGAGGTTAAGAACTGCTGTTCCGACCTTTTTATAGGCTTTAAATTCCATCGAGTCATCAGAATTTTCAACATCTTTAACAACAGTTTGACCTTCAAGAGCAACTTTAACGATTTTCTCATCAGCAGTTCCACCTGTAGGAATAACGAAAGCATATTGAGGGTTGAAAACTTTAGTTGTGTTGTTAGCATCTTCGAAAGATTGAGGAAGAACAACAACGTTAGCACCATTGTAACGACCAATGTAACCTTGTTCTCTCATGTCAGCCTTATCAGCATCTCCGATGAAGTTAGTGTCTGGAGTTAGAGTTCCAGCAAATTCAGGAGTACAGAAGATAGTTGCGTTACCACCATAAGCTTTAACAGTGTTGATAATACGTTTCATTTCAGCAGCAACAAAAGAACTTGCAGCATGTTTGTTAGCAGCAGGAATAGAAGCGTAAGTACCGATTAAAGCAGTTTGGATTTCTTTGTAAATTTGATCTTCAATACCTTGAATGATAAGATCAGTAAGTTCAGCAAAGTCCATAGCACCGTCTAAGAATTGTTCGAATTCAACATAACCTGCACCGCCATAAGCGTGAGTAGAAACATCTACAAAGTCACTGTCAAGTCTTACACGTTCAAACACTCCACCAAGACCAACCTTAGTAATGAAACGTTTAACATTGTTACGACCTTTTTTAAGTTTGAAACGTGCTTTTGTGCCTTGAGCATAAGTTTTAACTTCAGCAAACATACCAATAACGTCACGAATACGATTAGGAGCAACTTCATCAATTACTTCTTGAATTAATTCAAAAATATCTAATTTGTTTCTACGGTAAGTATTGAAATCAGGGGCTAATTCACGGAACTTATCACGTAATGCACCTTCCATATCTGTTGCTGAGAAGTTAGCAGGAACTTCTTTTTTATATACTGCTAAAGCTAATTGTTTAATTTCAGTTTTGTTCATAATATTTTATTTCCTCCTTAGTATTGTTTAGTTAATTTTTATTAAGCTTTTACTACTAAAAACTTTAATCCATTTTCACCATTTGGAAGAGTTACACCTTCAACAACTTTAAGTTGAACTGCTTCAGTTCCAGCAGGAGTAGCAACGATACGAATATATCCAGAAGCATTAGGAACGCCATAAACAGTAGTTGCATTAATAGCAGTTTTGATAGCAGCGTAGTTTGCATAAACCGCATCGTCAAATTCTACTGCGTTAGATTCGAATCTGTCACCAACTTTTAATTTCAATAGACGAGGGGAAAATTCACCTTGTTTAACAACAAAATATTTACGACCTTTTCCTTCATAATCTTTTTCAACAGAAGCGTGAAGATGAACAGCAGAAGTTGCATCTACAGGTTTTTTAACTTTCTTAGCAACGTGGTCTGCAAGTAAAAGCATTCCATTTTCAACTTGAGTTACAGCAGCGTCCAAGTCATATTGAACCTCGATTTCACCTGTTTTTACTGCTGCTACTTTATTTAATTCAACTACACCATATTGACCAGCTAATTTTTGAATTGCCATAGTATTTTTAGTCCTCCTTGATATTTTTAGTTTTTATTTTTATATTCTTCTACTAAATTAAACCAACTTGGAACATCGGTTTTAGTAGTTTCGAAACTTGTTAAACTTACAATAGATTCAGTACCTTTTTTCTTGTCTTTCTTAGAGAATGTAAGGTTACGTTTTCCAACCTCAGCTAAAAGATTTAATTCTAAATCTTCCATAGAGTATTGATCAATGTTGTCCATAAATGGTTTAATTGCATCCTCTGGTAGTTCAGAGAATTTTTCAATTACAGCCATTTTATTTTCCTTGTCTTTCTCTGCTTTGAATTCACGTAAAGAAGTTAGTTCACCTTGAGCATCTTCAATAGCTTTTTTATCTTCAGTGAATTTGTCCTCAATTTCCTTAGTGACTAGTGATTTATTTTGTTCTAATTCAAATTCCTTACGCTCAACTGAAGTTAAAGTAAATCCAACTTGTGATTCACCTTCCATGTCCACATAAGAAATTTTGATTGGACGTTTGCTTTCGAATTTGATTTCAACAAAGTCACCATTCAATGTGTAATCTAAAGCAACTAAACGATTTTCTTGTGCATCTTCCGCAATAATACGAGTTTCATCATGATCTACAAACCAATAACTACGAGATTCATAATCCCACTTGTCCATGTATTTTTCCTTTGATAAGGAATTGCGGATTTCATTTCTAAGTTGATTTCCTGTTAATGCAAATTGTTCAGGAGTCTCAATTACAGGTTCTACAGGTTGTTCTTCTACTCTTGGTTCAGATTCAGACATTTGGAACAGTTTTGATTCTAAATCTTCAAGACTATAAGAATCTAAAGATTTCTTAACTTGTTCTAAAACGTCATCTCCGAGTTGTGAGAATTGAACTAACAATTCTAATTTTTTATCCACAGTTTCGCCTCCTTCTTGACTTGTTTCTTTTGTGAAATTTGTAAAATTATTATTAAACTCAGCAAGTAATTCAGCCATTTCATTTTGCATTGTTGAAACACTAAATTTTTCTATTAAACTTCCTGTCATTGCAGGAGTAACACCTTCTCCTAAAATGCAAGCTGCTTCAAATTTGAACTTGCTGAAAGAATAAACGCCTTTTTTATCAAAATTACCTTCAATAGATGATGATTCCAATTCCATAGATTGTGATTTCGAACCATCACGTTCAAATATTTCAACGGATTCAGGAAACTTGTTATAAAGTAATCCATCACAAACTAAATATTCTCTTTCTACACCATCAACAGTTTTCATTTCAAAGGTTGCATTATTTGTTTCAGGAATAATTCCATAAACTCTACCTAGATACTCAATACTAACTCCATCTTTATCAATGACGATTTTTTGTTCATGTCCATTAAAATCTGCTTGATTCAGTTTATCAGTAGATATATAGCCGACTATAGGTATGTTAGCAAGAGAGGGGAGGGCATCTTCAACAACATCTTTAGTGAATATTGATTTATTTAAGTTTCTGCCTGTGTGCAAAATTGAGATTTTAACTTTTGTAAAACGACTATCTTCACTTTCTTCTTGTTTTTCAAACTGGATAGGAAGAGAGGTATTCAACTCTAACTTCAAATTTTTCACCTCCTTTCAAAGTAATCAACTATGTTACTTTGCTCGGTTTTTATTAGCATCTGTGTTCTTGGTTTTTAATCCTTTATCAGTTAATTTTGACTCTTCCTTTTTAGGCGCACCTGCACCAACATTATCTGTTTGAGTGAAAGAGGTTTGTAAAGGCTTCATCTTATCTAATAATTTCAGATAATCATTCTCGAATTTCAACAAACTCATGAAAGTTGTTTGCTTAATTCCCATTGCAGTTAAAGGCATCAATTTAGAATATCCTAATGTTGCTCCCTCTTTGTACATATCGTACATTTCTTTCCAATTAAATATTGTGATTGGAGGGAAGAGAATTTCATAAAAAACTTTTCTATCCTTGTTGATTAATGTGAAACGATTTTCATACCAAAGTTTACTTTGATCCAACAAACCAAATAATAACGATTCATCAACTTTAAGTGAATTGGATAATCCAATGGAACCTCCATCAGAACCACTATTGAAAATAATCTTAGATGTACCTGTAGTGTTATATACACGATTATTGGCACGTTCAATATTATCTCTTAGTGTTTGACCTTTTTCCTGAAGATTTACACTTTGCACATCTAAAGGAGTGGTCAGTACATCTATACCCTCTTGAGAAATCATTCTCTTTGCATTACCATGTAAGGCTTGACCTTCTTCTAACTTTAACAATGGCATTCCAGTATTCTTATCCAAAGGTAATTTCTGAACAATTAACCGATATAAATCCATACTATCTTTCGATTTGTCCATTTCTTTGTATTCAGTTAAGTTGATTAACTCTGGAAATACAGTTGAGAAAAATGGGGTTTGATTATCAGTTAGTTTATGACACCTTGCAAAATTAGGATTAAGTAGTACCCATTCTGTTGAATTTCCTTTTTTGTAGTCTAAATAAGCTTCGAAAAACTCATCAGGGAAAGCAGCGAATACTTCAATTTTTTGTTCAGTATCTTTGTATTGATCGAAGAACCTAAGATTAAATTCAATCGCATGATTATTATTAACTTTAAATTTAGAACGACAATAATCATAAGGTAACTGCTGGAGTACCACATTATCACCAGTTGTACGTTCATAACCGAAAAAGATACCATCAAGTAAAGTAATAAAAGCAATGAAACGATTAGTTTCTTTGATATTTGCATTGTCAGTATACTTCAATACTTTGTCTAAGTTTTTCTGATAATCAACATTCTCAATATCATATACTCTAGGGACAACTAAATAATCAAATGTAAGAATATTAGAAAAGTACTGTAGTATTCTTCGATATTCACCACTTACATTAAAGAAGTAGTTTGATATATTTCTAAGACTAGAAACATTAGTGGACTCCAACATCTTCATCACATGTTCTTTTGTATATTTGAGATAAGTAGGATTCTTTTTATAATTAATTGCGTAAATACCTTCTGATAATTTTTCGAACTGAATCTTTTCTCGTTCATCATATGGAAGGGGAGTTGCTTCTTTCTTTGTTTGTTTTGGCATTTGTTCACCTCCTGTATATTAAGGTTAGTTGTAAAACATGTACCCAGATAGATCTACATTTCTATCTATTTGTTTATCCTCGAATTCTTTGATATACCATAATCCATATGCAACAGCCGAAAATCTGTCACGATTTATTTTTTTTGTGACTTGTTCGGTAGTATATTTACCGCTAGAGAGTTTCTTTAATTTCAAATTTGCTATTTCTTCTAGTAACAAATCCGTTTGAACAAATGGAAGTATTTCACTTTTAAAGTAATCCACATTATTTACATCGTAATCTTTATTATCATTTTTTTTCAATAGTTGAAGCTTTTGGGAGTCTACCATGTCAATGAAATTAATGATGATGTCAGTATTAATACCTTGTGAATGTAAATCATAAACAATTTTTTCTGCACCTTGTACTTCTGGTTGTTTATCGTTGTTCATAGTATCCCAACAATCCAACTCTTCTCCTGTACGTGGATCAATCATTTCTTTTAAACATTCATCCACAATCGCAGAACCAAGCCCGTTTCCGTCAATTACAACTGCTTTAGGATTAAAATAACTTGCAATTCGTTTCAACTCAATTGTTTGTCCAGTGAAATTTAATCCATTAGGTAAGTTTATTAAATTAACAACTTTAATTTGCTTAATTTTATTTGTTTTACCTCTTATAATTCTCAACACTGCAATTGATGACTGATTATTTGAATCACGTTCACTACGAGCAACGTCCATACTTAATATGTATTCTCCATTTTTAGCAGCCTTTGTTTCTACAGTAGTAACAGTACGTAAATCCATAACTTTATTAATACTAACTAAACTACCATCTACTGCTCCAGTCCACCGACTTTCATAGTTCATGGCAAAGAAAGTAGGGGAGAGTTTAGCTTTTTTCTCAAGTAATTGTGAACGAGTTTCTCCACGTCCATATGAACACGCTAATTGCCAATCTGAACCTATAACTATATTACCTTTTAACTCAGCCATATTATCAATCATAAATAAGTTACGTTCGAACTCATCTGAACCTCTAAACCAACTTGTGGTAAAGAAATTTATTTGCCCATTAAGTTCATGAGGATCAATTAATGCTTGTTTGCCTATAGTTCTTCTCGGTACATTCACGATTGGTTCAAGTACATCCTCGAATAACGCAGCATTTATTTGAGCAGCCTCTTCGCAATTTAGACGTTTTCGACGTGCCCCTTTACTCGATTGAGAATTTGCCATCACATCAATTCTTGCACCAGATGTAAAAATCACTTCGACTGTATCTTTTGAATTGGAGTATTTGACAACCTCATTTGCAAGTAGAGGATAAAACTTTAGTATTTCACGATGTTTTTCATCAACAAGTTTTGAAGCATTTTCTCTTGTTTGAGCAGTCATCGTCAACTCAATATCAGGAAAGAATATCGCAGTATGATACATTCCCATTACTTCTAATAACGTCTTACCGTATCCACGGGGGAAAACTCCGTAATTAGTAATAAATCTAGCTAAACTTCTCAAGAAAACACGTTGATCTAAATCTAATCTGATCCCACCAGTTTCAGGAGTAATTAAATCCCAAAATAAATCAGGATTCCATCTCGCCCAAGAGACAAAATCCATATACTTTTCTAGGTTTTTGGTGAAGTTATCAGTCTGCTCTATTCCTCTTGCATCAACTGTCGGATTGAAGTCAGCATCATAAATATTAGTTCTGCCTGTACTTTTAGAGTGCTTAACATTATCCGACTGAAAATTATTGTAATTCGCCATCAAAACCACCTGCTGAACTTTCGAAATCCTTTTTACGTTGATCATAGAAAGAATAAATTTCATCATACGTAGCCAAAGGCAACCCTTTTAAATCTCTCACGTAGTTAATGTAACACCACAAAGTAAAATCAACTTTATCCTGCGGTCTTTCTCTAAATTGAGGCAAAATAGGGATAATATCAACTGCTTGTTCAACTGTTCTAACTAATTGACCAAAAGTGTCTAGTCCATCAGACAAATCTGACTTACTTAATTGCGAAGGGTTAATTTTAGCATCTTGTGCAGCTTTTTGTGCAAGTTGTCCCCATTCTTTAGCAGATTTCATATCATTCTTAGCAGTGGATATTTCTTCTTTAACACGATAACGGATGTAGGTAAGAAGCGCTTCCGTATGCATGGCTGTTTTTTCTTGATAGTTGTTTTTAAGCATATTGTACTTACGTTCAAATGCAATATACTCTTCGTTTTCGTATCCAAATCCCCATTTATTAATTAATTCATCAGAGATAGAATTTGTATTCAATGTACTTGCTACATCAATACTTTCCTTCACATGTTGTATTTCAAATATACTATCTTTCCAAGTTAAAGTTTTATGATTGAATTGTACATTTTTCATGAATAAACCAAACGCATCTCTTCCAGTTCGTTTACTTTCATCAACTGAACTGATCCACAAATCCATAAGGAAAGGGCGATTTATTTGCATTAATAAATCTTGAACGGAATTTAAGTCATTTATATCTAAATTTTCTTTTAAACACATTTTACAAACAGGGTAACGTTTATCAGTATGTAAGTCAGAGTTTGACAAAAAGAATTCCGTTGTATTTTTTTCTTTCTGACATTTTAAACATACCTTTTTAGGAGTCGTAGATTTCTTTTTTGTCAAATCGAACTCACCATCCTTTTACTCAAAATATAAAAACCTTCATATACGCCCACCACATATTTAAAATAGGTGATGAGCGTTATCAAGGTTTTGTTAATTAATTTTTATACTCGTTCGTGAACCATTCCGTTCTCAATTGCTTCTTCTACACCAAAGAACCAATCTTTCTTACCTTTTTTAACTGCATTTAATTTATTTTGTTTAATAGTAGTTCTCTCAATAATTAAATCATCATACAATTTTTGAATTCTACGGTTCTCTTTAGTTACTTCTTCAATTTCAGTATTCTTACCCCATGACATTGTACTAACTTCATGATACATAAAACTTGCAAATCTCCCAGCGAATCTACGATGAGTTGCAGCATAGATAATGAATCCCATTGACATTACATATCCATCACAATAACCATGTACAGGAGTTTTACTGGATAGAATAGCAGAAACTAGACCAAATCCATCGTAACAACTTCCACCAACAGAGTTAATGTGTAGTTCGATAGGTTTACGTTCCTCAACAGGAATATCTTTATCTAGTAAATTGAATTTCTTAATTTGCATTGCCACTAGATCAAATACTTCATTATCAATTTCTTGATTAAGAATAATTCTTCTGTCCTTTAAGTTATCAAGATAAACCTTCTCAAGTAATTCCATACCTTTGAACTCTTCATAATCAAAACACATTTTCTTTTGCATATTCATAACCTCCGATTTTTTTAGTTTCATTCAGAGGCATCGGACGGTCTGACCGTCATACCTATTATTTGATTAATTATTTTAAGTTCTAAATACAGTAGTTATTATCACTATACAGGGGTTATGGTTTTAATACCTGTTGATGTAACAACCTTTATCGTATTGTTGTCAGTTCTAAACCACATTTGCCCTACTATGGTAGTAGTTCTGTCAGTTGTTCTGTTTTCTAGGGCAGATAAACGTCCTGCATTATTTTGATTACCTAAATCAGACACCCTTGTATAGGGCATATTTTGAAGATTGAATCGAGTATACTCTGATTGTACTGTACAAAAGATTACGTTATTGGAATGAGGGATTAACTGTAAATCCCATATCATCCCATCAAATACATTATAGCCACCGTTAACTGTGATAAGTGTTTGGGTAGCGTAGGAAGGTTGAATTTGTAGACTAGAGAAGATATTACCTGAGCATTCCGCAGGAATTGTCACCTGTGAGGAAATGTTAATCATCTCGTTACAACCTTCAATCGTAAAGTTATTAAAACGGTTAGCATTAATATAAGCGGAACCGCTTGGTGTTGGGGCTGTACATTGCAAGGAAACCCCTAAATTCATACTGACAATTTTTACATTATCAAAGTTCAAGAAAGAAATCTCATCGTTTGCATTTCTAGATAGGAGTTTTACACCCGTTGCTTTACGGTAATCGTTCCAGTCAATAATTTGCATGTTTCTTACGGCTGTGCGATTCCATGAGTTGTAATATTTATACTTACCGTCAAAATAGAGTACATTTCCAACAAAATTCACATCGTCTATATTAATGGTGAAACCTTCTGCGGAAGAATTTTTCTGAAACTCTAAAACATTGTAGTTAGTGCCATAAAGAGTGAAGGAAGTATTATAACCGCCCATTAACTTAATACCTTGCTTTATGACAATTCCAGCAGATATGATATAAGTTTTATCTTCCATTAATACAGTTTTAATTCCATTCGCTACAGCATAGTCAATAGCTGATTGGATTTTAACTTCATTGTCTGTTCCTGTGAAATCACCAAGGTATACAACGGTTTTCTGCGATTTTTGTCCCAAAGGTGTCACAATTAATTCTTGATAATTCTTTAATTGTGAGACATCAATTTCATCTTGCCCACCCTTTAAGTGTGTTGATTTATGTCCAATAGTAGCTGGAACATTTGCTTCGAACCATTTTGCTTTAACGACATCTCCAACTTTTAATCCTTCATCTGTTCGAAATGTATTCCCGTTAACCATTTGGACGTTATTACCAACATCTTGTGGTACTCCAGCAACTATAAAAGATATCACTAACTTTAAATCAGAAATAGTACCATTTGGAATTGTGAAATCCGTTTGTCCACTTGTAGCGACCCATGAATACTCGTTCGGTAGTTTTGCTATTTCTGATAATTTGTCTGATAACTTTTTACCAGTTACTCGATCTTCAATCATATCATCTGGTACCCTATTAAATGCCATTCTTTCACCCCTTTGCAGTTTAAGCGTGTAGAATCGGATGAATAGTTATCCATCATACATATGTTTGATTAATTTGTTTTAAAAATTAACATTCACAATCTTCTTCGTTGCAGCATCCGTATTAAATTTTACATAATATTTAACGCAATGTTATATTCACATTCAATTCCATCATCGCTATTGAATATTAAAAATTTCTGTGCTGGTTTACTAATCAATCTCTTCTGTACAGCATAATCATCGCTGCCGATTAAACTTGAGTTGACAATTATCTGCGTATGTAATCCAATTTCTTTTTCGTAATGGTGATGAATATGTCCCATCATTATATATTGGAATAGATAACCAAATGATTGAGATAATCTTTCTGAAACAGTATTTACACTGTCATAGTTACCATGAACTAAAGCTATTTTATGTCCAAGTATGTTTGTTTCAATTACACCATCTTCATCAGTTACAATTTTGATATTAGGAATATTCGCTAACCGAGTCTGTAAAAACCAAGGAATTAGATACTCAAAATTTTCTTTAATACCCGTTTCCGTCTTATTAGCAATGGTTCTTGAATGATTTCCGATTACGTTGTAATAAACAACATTTTCAAATGTCTCCGCAAATTTAATCAGCACTTCCGCTAACACTTCAGACACCACTTGAATTTGTTTGATAATATTCTCATCACTCATCACTCGGTTTGCAGTATGAATTTGCCCTGCGATAATATCCCCGATTTGAGCAACATGAAGAGTTTGTATATTATTGTTCAATCCGTTATTGATTATTTTAGTTACTAACTTTTCCAAACGTAATCTGAAAATATGCTTATCATATGTATTGAAACGATTTTTAACATCTGAACCGTAATGCCAATCCGAGAACAACGCTAAACCTTCTTTTCCTTCTTGACCTAAAATAATATCAGGTTCAAAATTTAAAGGTTTCGTTTGATTCAATTCTTCGATAGCAGCAACAATTTCACTTTGTAAATTTTCAAAACGAGATTGATTTCTGATTAATTTTTGATATTCTCTACGTTGATCTTGTTTACGGATTCGTTCTTTTTCAGATTCAATACGAACTTCTTCGTATTTATCCAAAATTTCTTTATCTAAGTTTCTATTAATCAAATAATCTTTCCATTTGACATAATGTGCAAAATCTTTTCGCCATTTAGACTCGTCATAATGACTACCATATTCTTTGTTTAGTAACTCAGCGATTTCTATATTATTAATTTTATATTCATCTTTATTTTCAAATAAGCGTATGTGATAGGATTGAAAATCTTCATCTTCACGTCTTTTTAGAATTGGATTATCTATCATAGGCTCTATTCCTCATCCTTGACAGGCAATTCCACTTCTTCTTTGATGCTAATGGAAACTTGTTTGCCGTCAAAGTCACGTAAGATTTCTAAAAAATCATAAGTATATTCTGCTTCTTTTGCTTGTTCTGTGATTTCCATTGTATCTAAATCTAACAAACCTTTTACACTTACTGCATGAATCTTTTTACTTGCCATTTTAACTCCTCCTTGTAATCTCCTTTAAAAAAAAAAGACTACAACCACCGTAGCAGTCGTAGCCTGTAAGGTTATGTATTAATTTAATTTACATTTTATCAGCTAATTCAGCAATACGACTTCTATGTACATTTTGCAGTTCAACTTCCCCATATAGATCAGTACCTCTAAAAACCTCTGACATGCGCCTCATTCCGTTATCTGCAGCATACACATCTTTATCAATTTGTTGGTGGAAATCCCCATCTACGATTACTTTAGAACCTTCACCAATACGCTGTAACCCCAACTTCATTAATTCACTTGTTAAATTTTGTGCTTCTAGAATCCAACAAATTGTTTTGTCCCCTGTGTCAAATCCACGTAAATCCACAAAAGGAAGGATATCTAATCTTCCATCTTGAATTTCTCTAAGAATGCCGATTTCATCACCGAACTTAGCTTTTAACATAGTGCCAACAGATGACTGTAGTAGTTTATCTAACCTATCACCTTTATAAAATCCCAATTCCTGTGCATTAAGGGAAGGTACTGGATTCACAAAGATTACTAATTTGAAAGATTTCTTTTCTACTAAATACCATGCTGTATTAAGTGCGATTAACGATTTACCACTACCAGCCCTACCTCTTAGAGATGTGATTTGATTATTAAAAATGCTGTCTACTGCCATGATTTGATACTCATCCCTAGGAATGAATTTGTCGAATTGGAATGTTGTAAACCCTTTACCCAGTTTACCTTTTGAATCTCTAAGGGATACCAAATGTTGTCCGTTCCATTTCATAATATCCATTAAATCTCCACTAACGTCATTATTGATAATAATATATTCATTAGTCATTAAATCAAATTGGTTGATTCCTAGATTTAAGTGAACCTTCTTTAGTTCTTCTTCCAACATGAATAATTCTCTAAAACCTTTATGTTCAACATATGAAGATGTTTCAACTTTAACAACTTCGATTCCAAATTGTCTACACTTTTGTCGTAACAGTCTGTCGTTTGTAATCATACCGTAGTCTTCATCATGTGCAACTTGAAGTAAGATATTATCTGTATATTGTGGATCAAGTTCGTCATCTAGTGTAAATTTATAATCTTTGATATTAACGAAAGGACAATCATATTTATCCAATGCTCTTTTAATTCGTCTAATCTGCCATTGTAGTGTTCGATCTTGCTTACGAGTTAATTCCAAGTGTTCAATTTCTCTATTAACATGTGATGGAATTACAACCTCATACTCATCTAACACTTCTGGATTATTTAATAGTACGTTCGTATCTACTAAAAATAGTTTAGTCATGGCATTATTACCTCTCATTCGGGTAGATTTTTATTTATTGTATTTGTATAATTAATTTTAAAGAATAAATAGGGAAGACTCCTGCTTTTAAACTTGTACATTAGCATTTACCTCCTTTAACCACCATCCAATGAAAAAGGCTACATCCTTAGAGCCACAAGAGATTGTCGCTTTCTTCGCATTAAAAGTTCGATAGAAACGTTGTTATATCAAGGATTATCGTGTTTGATTTTCGCTACCAACCTATTTCGTTTCCATTCTCTCTTTCTTATTTTCTCTTTTTCAATTGCGCATTTATCACAGTATTTTTTTGTATTGTATTCTTCAATTCTATCTCCACAACTCTCGCATTGTTTTGTATTTTTTAAGTTTTGCCTAATATTTTTTACTAAAATGTCCCCGAATGTATTCCACAAAGTTGTTTTATGTTTACTGTTCTTAGTTTCATATAAATATTTAACCAATACATCAGTAACGTATTCAGGATCATCATTCACACTTAATAAATCATTTCTAAGTGCTTTATAGAAATACGACACTTCATTACTGTCCAAGTCATATTTTTTATTCATTAGCATTCTTTTGTTTTTATCATATCTTGCATAAGTTTTTATTATCTTACTGTTTAAATTTACATTATCCCTATTGATCAATATTTTGTAATCTAATTCACCAGCAATTCTTTTAAATTGAATCGACTTGTTAGGAACGATGTAATTTAACCTATTCACAACGCTATCATTAACTATTTCAACATTTTTCTCCTCTTTATCCTTCGCATATACAAAGAAGTGGGGGACTTTTGCTTTTATGTACTTAGAGATGATATCATTCACTTCTTTTGGTCTACTCGGAATATAAAGTGTCTTGGCAAAGTCGATGGTAAAGTTATTTTCCATACAAAGCCACTTAATTACATCTAAATTTACATTGTCACTATTCCATATCTTCGTGATATTATTACTAATCTCTCCGATATTTGCCTTGTATGCCGACACCAAACTTTTATAAATATCCTCACTGTTGATTTGTTCAGCAGGTGCTTTTGCCATTTCATAATAAAGAGGAACAATGCCTTTCATATTGCGTTCAGCTACAGACACAAGAACTTCATCTTGGATAACGAGGCTTTTATCTCCATCATTATCGAATTGGAGCATTTTACTAATTGGATCATGAACGCTAGTGTAGATCCCATGAGTGATGAACCATTTTGACTTTACTTCATCTAACACATTTTCTCTTACACCATGTTCACGATATAAATGTGGCGCACGTAAACAATCCACTTTACCAGTATCAAAAATGTCACAATAAACTTCACCTTTTTTGAGTAGTCCATTTGGTTGTTTGATTCCAAGAAATAACCTTTCACAAAAGGCGTATAAGTCAGGACAAAGGAAGGTGTACTTACCTTTTACATTTAATTTACCTGAACGTGCATCCCTAATTAATCGTTTCTTTTTGTCCTTGATTACTTGTTTTGAATGTTCATCATTTAGTAACTCAGGATAGAAACTTAATGCTTGCTGGAAGTAATTTTTTCGTTTATTTGTTTCCGTTGCACCAATAACTCTCAACATGGTTTCTTTGTCACTGCCAATTTTCAAAATGTCTTGAACAGTGTCTTGACTGATTTTCGTTAATTCTTCATCTGTCATATCAGTGAGCGTTTGGATCATCTGATAATTGATATTGGCATCAGCAGAAACATCTTCCTCATTTAACCTTGCAGCTTGACATTGATGTTTAGTGAATTTCTCTTTGTAGTCATCCCAATCCTTATAATACTTCCACATTTTAAATTGTGACTTAGTGAAAATGACTTCAATTTTATCCTTAAAAATATCCCATTCTTTACCGTAAATATCCTTTACTATGTGCGATTTATG